TCCAGGCGGGTCTCTCCACGCGCAGCCGGAAGGTCGCCGAGGGCGGCTACGACGCCGAGACGGTCGACGCCGAGAACAAGGCCGACAACGACCGGGCCGATGAACTCGGCCTCGTCTACTCGAGCGACGGCCGCCAGAGGGCGAAGGCCGACCCGGCCTCGGCCGCCGCCGACGAAGATCCGGCCGCAGAGCCGACCCCGACCGCGAACTGAGCGGCAGCACCACCACCTTACGGAGGCACCATGGCCGCTCTGGTCAATGGGAACGAGATCATCCTCACCGGGACGGTCGGCGATCTCTATTGGGACGACAGCTTCACCTCGGCCGACGTCATTTTCGCGCTGGCGCAGGTCGGCCGCGAGCAGGACGTCACGATCCGGCTCAACAGCGCGGGCGGCGTCGCCACCGAAGGCGCGGCGATCCACTCGGCCATCGCCGCGCACAAGGGGCGCAAGGTGATCGTGGTGGAGGGCATCGCCGCATCGGCCGCGTCCGTCATCGCCATGGCGGGCGACGAGGTGGTGATGTCGCCCGGCTCCCTGATGATGGTCCACGACCCATCGGGCTTCACCTTCGGCCCGATCACGGAGCACGAGCTTTCGATCCGGATGCTTCAGGCCCTCGCGACGTCGATGGCCGGCATCTACGCCGAGAAGACTGGCAAGACGGTCGCGGCTGCTCGCGCCGACATGCAGGCCGAGATCTGGATGACGCCCGAGGAGGCCGTCGCCGCAGGCTACGCGGACCGAACCCTGGCCCGTGCCGCGAACGACGACCCCGAGCCGCAACCGACGGCCTTCGACTACCGCCTTTTCCAGCATCCGCCAGAGCGCCTCGTCGCCCTGGCCGATCAGCGTGCGTGGACGAAACGCGCCCGCCCAACCGCGGCCGCGCCGGCCGTCTCCCTCCGCCAGAAGGAACCAACCATGGCGAACGCACCGGCGGGCAGCGAGCCCGTCATTCCTCCCGATGCCAGTGCAACCCTGGCCGCCGCCGTCGAAGGGGCCAAGCCCCTCGCCAACACGACGACCATGGCCCGCGCCGATGCCGCCGAGATCGTCACCCTATGCGTCGCGGGTGGCGTGCCGGCCATGGCCGCCAATCTCATTGCCGAGGGCGTGTCCGTGGCCCAGGCCAAGGAGCGCATCGGCGCTGCCGGCGAAATCAAGAACCTTGTCGCGCTCGCGCGGCGCAAGGACCCCAGCCTGCCGTCCGATCTCGACGCGACCATGCTCGCCGAGGGCAAATCGGTCGCGCAGGCCCGTGCCGCCCTCTTCGACAAGCTCGTCGCCAACGAGGATCGGACATCGATCTCGTCTCACCCGCCGGCCGCCCAGGGCAACGCTGGTCCCACCGCATCCGCCACCAGCATGCAGCGTGAGCTGAAGCGGGCTGGCCTGAACAAGGACGTCTGAACATGGCTCTGCTCGAAACCGCACAGGTCGGCTCCGACTGGCTGAAGACCGAGGACGGCAGCTACCGCAGCCGCGACACCGCCATCATCGCCTCCGGCGCCGGCAAGCTGAAGACCGGCACCGTGCTCGCCCAGGTCGTCGCGACTGGCAAGTACGTCCCCGCCGCAGCTACCGGCGCCGACGGCTCGCAGACCGCCGTGGCGGTGCTGTTCACCCCAGTCGACGCCACCAGCGCCGACCAGAAGGCCGTGATCGTCTCGCGGCACGCCACCGTGAGCCACAACGGTCTCACCTACGGCCCCACCATCAACGATGCGACGAAGCGCGCGGCGGCCAACGGCCAGCTGAAGGCGGTCGGCATCATCGTGCGCGAAGGAGCGTAAGCCGATGCCCACCATCCTCGACATCTTCAATCAGGACGCCTTCTCGGCGGCCTCGCTCACCGGCAACATCTCGATGGTGCCGAACGCCTACGGGCGGATCAACGAGCTCGGGCTGTTCGCGGCCGAGCCGGTTCCGACCACGTCCGTCATCGTGATCATCGAGAACGGCGTGCTCAACCTGCTGCCCACCCGCCCGCGCGGGGGGCCGGCCAGCCTCGGCACCCGGGGCAAGCAGAAGCCCGCATCGTTCGTCGTGCCTCACATCCCGCACGAGGATAGCGTGCTGACCACCGACGTGCAGAACATGCTGGCCCTTGCCGCCGGTGGCGGTGCCGGTCTCGAAACCGTCCTCGGCTTCGTGAACCGCAAGCTGATCACGATGCGGCGCAAGCACGCCATCACGCTGGAGAACCTGCGGATGGGCGCCATGAAGGGCGTCATCCGCGATTCGGACGGTAGCGTCCTCCTCGATCTGTTCGCTGCCTTCGGCGTCACCGAGAAGGTGGTCGACTTCGCCCTCGGCACGCCCGGCACCGACGTGGTCGGCAAGTGCCAGGACGTCACCGGCTACATGGAGGACAACCTCCTCGGTGAGACGATGACGGGCGTGCACGCACTTGCCTCGCCCGAGTGGTTCCGGAAGTTCGTCACGCATGCCAGCGTGAAGGAGGCGTACAAGTATTACGCCTCTGCGCCGAACCCGCTCCGGCAGGACGTGCGAAAGGGCTTCGAGTTCGGCGGCATCACCTTCGAGGAGTACCGCGGCAGCGCGTCCTTTATGCAGGAGGACGGCACCACCAGCGTGCCGCAGCGGTTCATCCCGGCCGGTGACGTGCGGTTCTTCCCGCTCGGCACCAGCGACACCTTCACCAACTACTGGGCGCCTCCGGACTTCTGGGGCAGCGTGAACCAGGCCCCCGCCAGCGCCGACGCCGAGGTGTTCGTCGCCCCCCTCGAGCCGAAGAAGTTCGGCAAGGGTATGGACATCCACACCGAATCGAACCCGCTCCCGCTCGTGAAGCGCCCCGCGCTCCTCGTGCGCGGCACCACCTCGAACTGACGGAGGCGACCATGCGGTTGCGTGAGAAGGGTAAGAAGGACGCCGAGGTCGTCACGCTGGGCTGGGACGAGGCGCAGGCCGCGCTCCAGGCCGGCACCCACGAGGTAGTCAACGACGCCGACGATGGCCGGGCGATCTCCGGCGAGAAGGGCCCCGAGCCCGAGCCGGCGGCGGATGACCTCGACACCAAGACCAAGCCGGAACTCGAAGCCCTCGCGGCCGAGCGCGGCGTCGACATCACGAAGGCCAAGACCAAGGCCGACGTGATCGAGGCTCTGCGCGCCCCGAAGTGAGCACCTTCGCCCTGGCCGTCGACGCCATGTTCGACGATCCGAACATGGCCGAGGACGCGGTCTGGCGCACCCACGGGGCCGCCGAAGGCCTGCCCGTGCGCATCCGATACCGCTCACCCGAGGCCATTGTCGGGCTGGGCGGCAACCAGTTCGACCTCAACGCCACCCTGATCGAGGTCCGCCTCTCCGAGGTCGCCGAGCCGGCCGAAGGCGATCAGGTCGACATCCTCGACGACGACGGCGCCGTGCGGGAAACCGTCGAGGTCACCGGCCTCTCGCGGATCGACGCGCGCAAGCTCGTTCGGACCTGCGAGGTGTCGCCGCTCGCCTGGGACGACGACCCGTGAAGTTCACGGCCTCGGTGCCGGACCTGCGCGAGTTGATGTCGGGCGCAGAGGTGCAGATCGCGAAGTCCGTGACCGCCGGCATGCGCGAGGTCACGGACGGGCTAAAGCAGGATCTGCGCGCCGACGTGGTGCGGGCGGGCCTCGGCCAGCGTCTCGCGAACACCTGGCGCGGGCAGACCTTCCCGAAGACCGGGGAGAGCGTCGAGGCCGCCGCCTACCTCAGCACCAACGCGCCCAAGCTCATCGACGCCTTCGACCGCGGCGTCACCATCATGGTCCGGAACAGGAAATTCCTCGCGATCCCGACGCCGGATGCGGGCGTTCGGCAGGTGTCGGTCAAGCGCGGGGCCGGCTCGACCGGCAACGTTCTTACCCCGGCTGCATGGGAGCGAGAAACAGGCGTCAAGCTTCGGTTCGTGCCGACCAAGACCGGCGGGGTGCTGGTCGCGGATGCGTTCTACCGGCGCCATGCCGCGCGGTACCAGGGGCGGAAATCGTTCCGGGCGATCAAGGAAGCCGGCCCGGCGCAGGGCCGGTCCTTCGTCGTCATCTTCGTTCTCGTGAAGCAGGCCAAGCTCCGCAAGCGCCTCGACGTCGAGACCATCGCCAAGGCGTGGGCCGAGCGCGTGCCGGGCGCCATCGCCAGCAAATGGACCCTGTGATGCCGAGCACGCGCGAACGGGTGATCATGGCCGTGGCCGCCCTCGTGAAGGCGGCTCTGCCGAAGGCCTCGCACTACCGCAACGAAGAGAAGCAGCGCACCATCCCGGCCGGCGGGTATGTGAACGTCGACGATGGCGACCCCGGTGAGCCCGAAGTGACGTTGAACCCGACGACGTGGGTCTACGAGCACGCGATCCCCGTCGAGGTCGCCGCGAACAAGTCGACGAGCGCCACCGCCGAGGCTCGCCTCGACACCATGCTGCAGGCGATCGGCACTGCCGTGGCGGCCGACCGGACCCTCGGCGGCCTCTGCGACTACCTGATGGTCCAAGCCGCCCAGACCGAGGGCCTGACCACCGAGGGAGCACCGGTCTCCCGCTACGCCCTGGTCACCGTCGTCGCCGTCTACGGCACGACCGATCCCCTGAACTGACCCTACCTGAGGAGAGCACCATGGCGCGCGCCAGAGGGGCCAATGCCATCATGGCAGCGGCCTTCGAGACGACCTACGGCACCCCGCCTTCGAGCGGCTATCGCAAGCTGCCTTTCGTCTCGTCGAATCTCGGCGAGGAACAGGGGCTGATCGCGTCGGACCTGCTGGGCTACGGCCGCGAGCCGCTGCCCCCGTCGAAGGACGTGATCAACAACGACGGCGACGTCGTGGTGCCGATCGACGTGCGGAACGTGGGCAACTGGCTGAAGCTCCTCATGGGCCAGCCGGTCACCACCCTGGACGCGGGCGGCAACACCCACGTGTTCACCTCCGGCGCCATCGCCCTGCCGTCCATGACGGTCGAGGTCGGCCTGCCCGAGGTGCCGAGCTACGGGCAGAACTTCGGCGTCCGCGCGAACACGATGCGGGTGCAGATGCAGCGGTCCGGCCTGCTGACGGCCACCATGGGCCTCATCGCCCAGGGCGAGAACAAGCTCACCGCGTCGGGCGCCGGCACCCTGGCCGAAGCGTCGGTGGAGCGGTTCAGCCCGTTCCAAGGCTCGATCACGCGGGGCGGCGTGCCGCTCGGTTCCGTCGTCTCGGCCGACTTCACCTATTCGAACAATCTCGACAAGGTCGAGGTCATCCGCGGCGATGGCCGGATCGAGGATGCCGACCCCGGCATGGTCATGATGTCCGGCAACATCGCGGTGCGCTTTCGCGACACCGCGCTTCTCGATCAGGCCACGGCCGGCACTCCCGTCGAGCTCACCTTCGGATGGGTCACGGACGCCGCACGCTCGCTCGTATTCAAGGCCCATGCGGTCTACCTACCCCGCGCCAAGACAGCGGTGACGGGGCCGAACGGCGTCCAGGCCACGTTCGCGTGGCAAGCGGCCAAGGACATGACGCTCGGCAAGACCGTCACCGCCACCCTCATCAACAACGTCTCGAGCTACTGAGGTCGCCTATGCTCACCCTCTCCGCGTCCAGCGCAGAGCCGTATTGGCTCGACGTCGTCCCTGGTGTTCGCGTTCAGGTCAAACCGATCACCAACGCTGCCATGCTGATCGCGCAACGCGCGGTGGGCGAGGTGTTCCGCGACGAGGACCAGGATGAGGTGGTGACCCGCGCCAGCGTGGCGCTGGTACGCAAGCTGGCCCACCTCGGCATCGTCGGATGGGAGGGCGTGGGCAATGCCGATGGTGAGACCGCTCCCGTCACGCCCGAGAACATCGACGCTTTCCTCGACGTCTGGGCCGTCTATTCGGAGATCGACCGCGCCTACGTCGCTCCGGCCATGACGCGAGGGCTGGAAAAAAACGCATCGGCGAACTCGCGTCCTGGCACTTCGGCGGCGGGAGCGAGTACTGCGCTGCCTGCGTAGAGCGCTGCGGGGAATGCCCGTACATCCAGCATGAACCCCAGACCGATGATGGCGTCGTGGTCTGGAGCGTGATCCAGAACTGCGGCGGGCAGGTCCGAGCCGGGCTCGGCACCCCCTATGCCCTCGATTTCACCGCCATCCTGCTCATGGGGAGCGCCATCGGCGCGAACTTGTCGCTGCTGTCCGACGTGCTGCCGCATGTCGAGCCGCTGATCGTGAAAGCCTACCGGGAGCGTTCCGACGATGGGTAGCAGTTTCGCGATCCGCCTCGGAATCGAGGGCGGCGCCGAGGTTAAACGCGTCCTCGACGATACCGGTCAGTCCGGGCAGGCGGCCTTCCAGAAGGTCACCGCTGCGTCCGACGCAGCGGGTGCCGCCGTCGACCGACAGACCGCGCGCTACGTGAAGCTCGCTCAGGCCGCACGGGAAGCCGAGGCGCAGGCTCGCGCCCAGGTAAACGTCAACGCTCTCCTCGGCGTCGGCCAGGGCTCGGCGGGGTCGGCCCGTGATTCGGCCTCCGTCTTTGAGGAAGCCCTGTCGCGGCAGGACGCGATCCAGGCCGCGCGCCGCGCGCAGGCGCTCCTGACCTCGCAGGCCAGCATCAACCAGTTGCTCGGGGTGAAGGACGCGCAGGTCGGTGCGGCGCGTGCCTCGGCATCGGCGTTCGAAGATATCTACCGGCAGGAAGCCGAGGCCCTGAAGCGGTCGACGGATCTGCGCACCACCGCGATTCGGAACGCCGCCACGGGCTGGCGCGACCTTACCACCGCCGGCAGCACGGCGCTGGCCAACATCGAGGCCAGCCGCCGTCTTGGCTCGCTCGGCATGGCTACCCCCGCCGCGAACCAGAACACGCGCCTGCGCGCCGATCAGGTCCAGAACCTCGGATATCAGGTCGGCGACGTGGTCGCGCAGCTCGGCAGCGGCAGTCCGCTCGGCATGATCGCCCTCCAGCAGGGGCCGCAAATCGCGCAGGTCTTCGCCGGCCCCGGCGGGGCCAGCGTCAAGGGCGCTGTCACGCAGGCAGGCGAGGCCGTGTCCGGCTTCGTGTCCCGCATCGGCCTCGTTGGCGGTGCGATCGGCGGCGTCACGGCCGCCGTGGTCACGGGCGTGGCTGCGCTTTTCTCCTACCGCTCTGGCCAGGAGGACGTGGAGCGGGCCGTCGCCGGCATGGGCCGGGCCTCCGGTGTCACGGTGGGCCAGATCAACGCGATTGCGAACGCCCAGGCGAGCAGCGCCGGACTGTCGCGCAGTGCCGCGCGGGACATGCAGGCCGAGTTCGCGGGGACCGGCCGGATTGGCGTGCAGATGTACGCCGGCCTGCTTGGGTCGGCGCGCGACTACGCGTTCGCGACGAAGCAGGATGTCCCCGAGGCGACGAAGGCCCTTGCCGAGGCATTCTCCGACCCACTCAAAGGCGCCGAGGCGCTCAACGCGCAACTCGGGTTCCTAGACGATACCACCCTGCAGCTGATCACGCGCCTGGATGCTCAGGGCAACCGCCTCGGTGCGCAACGCGCTCTATTCGACGCCTACGCAGGCAGCGTCGCGAAGGCCGCCGAGAAGCAGGGGTTCTTCGCCCGGCAGTGGGAGGAGTTTAAAACCAACACCTCGAACGAGTTCGATGCGATCGGATCGTTCATCGACCGCGGGCTTGGCGGCGGCACTGCCGAGGAACGGCTGGCGGCCCTTCGTGGTCAGCTCGATTTTCGGTCGCGCAACAAGGGCAGGGTTGGCGGCATCGTCGGCAGCGCCCTGGATTCTCTTCTCGGCTTCGACGAGGAGACGATCCGCACACAGATGCAAGCGGTCCAGAAGGAAATCGACGCCGGTACCTCCAAGATCGATAAGGCTCAGAGCGCTCAGAGGTCGCTTCAGGCCGGCAGGCTGATCCGCTCGCTCCAGCCCGAGACGCAGGACGTGCAGCGCCTGCAGGATCAGATCGTCCGGCTGCGCGAGATCGTCGCCAAGCCCGCCGAGTTCCTTCTGAGCCCCAAGATGCTCGCCGAAGCCGAGGCGGGTCTGGACCGCATCACGCGCCAGCAGCGCACTCTCAACGAGGAAATCGGGAAGTACGGCAGCCCTGGCGTGGCGGCAGCCGTGCGGGCAGCGGAGTTCAACAACCGGACGGTCGGCTTCACGGATCTGGGACGCGGAGCGGCTGAGGCAAACCGTCGGTTTGATGAGGCCATTCTGAAAGGCAGTCTCGACCCAAGATCCCCCTCTGTCGCGCAGGTCAACGCCACCTACGACGCCCGCGCGCAGAACACCGACGGTCGGGACCTGGGAGCGCTTGCTGAAGCGCGGCAGGCAGCTGTGCGGGCCGCCGCCGAGGTCGAGGGCCTGCGGCGCGAGCGGGACCTGACCATCGCGGCGACAACCCGGGCGACCTCGCTTACCGAGGGAGCGCTCGGAGGCGCCCTCTCACGCATGTCATCCGAGGTCCAGGCACAGATTCTCGGCGCCTCTCAGCGATACGGCCGAATTCCGGCCGGCGTCCTCGCCGGTATCGCCCGGCCGGAATCGGGCGGCAACCTCGACGTGGGGTATTCGAAGGCGCTCGGCGAGGATGGCCGCCCGTCGTCGGCCTACGGCCTGGGCCAGATCACCCGGGGCACGGCTGAGGACGCCATCCGCCGGGGATACCTGCCCCAGGGCTTCGACCGAACGAACCGCGCGACGATGGCGGATGGGATCGCCGGCGTTCTGACGATGAAGCTCGACGACAACGGCGGCGACCTCACGAAGGCGATCATGGCCTACCGCGGCTCGAACAAGCCCGGCGTCAACGAAGCATATGCCGCCGAAGTGCTCCGTGGCGCCGGACAGATGGGGGACGCATCGTCACTCGGGCGCGTCCGGGATCTCGACGCCCTGACGCGGGCTCAACGGGACGCAGGACAGACCGTCGAGCAGCTGTCGAAGTTCTACGGCACCAATGGCGCCGCACTGGAAACCGCTCAGCGCCAGCAGCAGAAATACACCGAGCTCTTGGATCGCGGCGTCCCCGCCCAGGAGGCGGCGCAGATCGCCTATGGCGGCATCATCGCGAAGACGGTCGAGTTCGCGCAGCAGGCTCGAATGGTCCAGTTCACGAAGGATGTGGGCTTCGACCGCGAGCAGCTCGGCCGCACGGCCTCCGAACAGACCGCCTACGCCCGTGCCCGCTCCCTCGTGGGCGACACCACGACGCCCGAGGCGCAGTTCGTCATCCAGCAGAATTTGATGAACGACAATCTGCGCGAGACGAAGACCCTGGCGTCGAGCGCTTTCTCCGGAATGCTGAGCGACCTGCGCCAAGGCACGAGCCTCACCTCGACGCTCACGAACATGACCAATCGGCTGTTCGACAAGTTGCTCAGCAACACCTCGGACCGCTTGATTTCCAGCCTGTTTGCGGGGGCCGACAAGGGCGGGGACGGCTTCCTATCGTGGGCGTCCAGCATTTTCGGATCGGCCGGCATGCCGAAGTTCGCCGAGGGCGGGATCAGCGACCGGCCTTCGATTTTCGGTGAGGCGGGACCCGAGGCCGCCGTGCCGCTGTCGCGCGGCCGTGCCATCCCGGTCGAGTTTCGCATGCCGCGATTCAGCACGGCCGCCAACATCAACGCGGCGCCTGCGGACCCGCCCATCATCGTCAACGCCACCCCGACGCCGCCGGCCACAGGGCAGGTTCAGGGACCTCGGGGCCCGCGCGACGTCATCGTCATCGGCAAGACCATCGCGGGGGCCCTCATGGACGATCCGGACGTGAAGAAGGCCCTCGCGCAGGCGTACGGCCTCAAGCGGACAGGGAGGTAGGCCGTGGCGGTGCCTTGGCCTGACGGTCTCTCGTTTGCCGTGAGCCGCGGGGTGTACGCGGTCCAGGCGCTCGGGCTGCCGCCCATGCAATCGCCGATGCAGTCGGGCAAGACGCGGATGCGGCGGCAATACACCTTGCGGGTCGCCACGCTGGCCTACGGGTGGGAGTTCACCGCCTCCGATCTGGCTGTGTTTCGCACCTTCATGCGGGACGCGACGGGTGATGGGACGGCCGAGATCCTGCTCCCCGTGTGGATCGAGCCGGCGCAGGCCTATCAGCCCCGCGTGGTGAAGATCCAGAAGGGGGTGTCAGGCGTGGCTGAAAAGAAGATCGGCGTCCAGCGCACCCTCGTGTCCTGCGTTCTCGACGTGCAGAACCTCTGATGCCGATCACCGCCACCAAGGCATGGGAAGAGGCCGCCGCCACGGTCGACGCATCGGAGGTGATGCTGCCGACCCTGGAGATCATCCATTCGGTGTTCGTCGAGGATGGCCGGCCGGCGCCGATCCGCGCGGTGCGGAACAACGAGGACCTCTCGTTCCGTCTCGACGAGGCGGCCCCCTTAAACGCGGGCGAGACGGTCGTCTTCAAGGCCGTGCCCTTCGGCATCGACTATCCCCGGATCGGAAAGCTCGGCGTCGAGGCCCCGATCTGGATCGACAACGTCAACCGCGAGGTCGCCCGGTATCTGGAGCCGGCCACGAAGCTCAACGAAAGCGTGGTGGTGATCTTCCGGGGCTACCTCAAGAGCGATCCGACTACGGTCGGCCACGGACCCTTTCGGCTCCTCCTTCGCAACGTGAAGCGCCGCGGCTCGAAGCTCGAAGGCACCCTGACCATCGCCGACCCGACCAAGCTCCGGGTTATGCGCGAGATCTACGACAACGCTCGTTTCCCGGCGCTGATGGTTGCGTCCGGGGCCTGATCCACCACCCACACCAGGAGAATGACATGGCTGACGAGAAGACGAAGGTGACGCTCATCCAGAGCGCGGACGGCCAGATCCGCCGCGCGCGCATCAACGGCACGGAGGTGGCGGTGCTTCACGGCGGCCCCACTCTGATCGCCGGTAAGATGAGCGTGTCCCTCACGCTGACCGATGTGGAGATCGACGCCGAGATGGCGAGCGACGCGAGCCCTCAGATCAGCGGTGACGTTTCGGTGGCGGATGAACTGCGCTCGGCATGATTGACCGCTTGGCAATCCTCGAAAGCCTTATCGGCCGGCCGTACCTCATCGGTGCGACCGGCCCTGACGCGTTCGACTGCTACGGGCTCGCCCGGTACATCCAGGCGGAACTCTACGACGTGGCGATGGCGGAACTGCCATTCGTGGCGGCGACGACCCGGTCACAGGCCGAGGCCATGCTCAACCACGCAGAGCGCAAGAACTGGCGCGAGATCCCCGAGCACGAGGCGCGCGACGGCGACCTCGTGCTGATGGGCAACGTGATCCGCCGCGATTTCCACCTCGGCACGTTCGTCGTGCCTGAAACGGCCGGCATGGTGCTGCACGTGGACCAGCTGGCGGGCGTCATCGCCGACGATCTGCCGAGCCTGCGCAGCATCGGCTTCAACTACCTGCGCTGCTTTCGACGAGCCTGAGCCCCATGCAGATCGCCGTCCGGCATAACCTCCAGGTCTATGACCCGGCGGACCCTTCGCTTCGCGAGGACGCGGCCATCGTGCTGCCGATCCGCGACGCGCGGGCCGTCATGGGTGAGACCATTGCCGCGTATCTCAGCCGTGTGGCCTGGCGCTTCGAGCTGCCCACGATCTGCGTCATCAACGGCGAATACTACGCCCGCGACGAATGGGCGACACGCGCCCTGGCTGTGAACGACAACATCGAGTTCATCAGCCGTCCGCTCGGCAGCGGATCCACGGGCACGACCATCAAGAGCATCGCGTCCGTCGTCGCGTTGGTCGCCTTGACCGCCGTTGCTCCGCAGTTGGGCGCCACGGCAGCCGGCGCGTTGCTGTTCGGTGGTGGAGCGGCAGCTGGCGGGCTCGCCAGCATCATCAGCGCGGCCATCGTCGGCGCGGGCGCCCTCGCCATTTCGTATTTCCTGACCCCGAAAGCCGGCGGCAAGTCCGCCGCGACGGAGGCGCTCTACAGCTTCGGTTTCCAGGGCAACGCGGCCCGGCCGATGCAGCCGATCCCGGTGCTCAACGGCCGCCTGCGCTTCGCCCCCGATTATGCCGCGCCGACCTACAGCGAGTACAGCGGCGACGCGATGATCGATTACGCCCTGTACGCCATTACCTGCGGTCGTTGGCGGCCCGAGCAGGTGCTGATCGGTGATACCCCGATTTGGGATTCTGAGACCGGGCCCAACCCGGACTATCCCGGCATCGAGTTCCAGTTCGTCGAGCCCGGCGAGCAGGTGACACTCTACCCGGTGAACGTGGTCACGGCCGACGAACTGTCCGGCACCGAGCTTTCGACCGCGTACACGCCCGGCTACATCGTCAACGCAGCCGGGACGCGCGCCAAGGAACTGCTGCTCGATTTCGTCTGGCCGGGCGGCGCCTACCACACCGGCGAAAAGGGCAAGATCCTCCGCGCCGACACGCACATCGTGGTCCGGGTCCGGCCGGTGGACGATGCAGGGGCCCCGACCGGCCCGTGGTCGGAGATCTTCGGCAGGATCTACTCGAACGCGAAGCAGAGCCAGATCCGCATCACCGAGCGGTTCAGTGTGGCGCCGGGCCGGTACGAGGTCAGCGCGCGGCGTGTCAACGAGCCGACGGCCGAGGGCAACGGCACCGATTCCGTGACGTGGACTGCCCTTCGCGCGCATATCGATGGGCCGCAGTCCTTTCCACGCGTCTCGATGCTGGCCGTGAAGGGCGCCGCCTCGAAGCAACTATCGGGGGTCTCCGGTGGCCAGCTTCGGGTGATCGGTACGCGCATCCTGCCGGTGTGGAAGGACGGGGGCTTCGTCGAGGAGCCGACGCGCTCAATTGCCTGGGCGGCCCTGGATTGGTGGCGCAACGGTGACTACTCGGCCGGGCTGTCGCTGTCGGATACCGACTTTCAGGCGTTCGTGGCCTACGACGCGCTCTGGGCGTCCCTCGGGCACAACTTCGACCACCGCTTCACCGAGGTGCAGAACCTCGACGACGTGTTGGAGACGGTGCTCAAGGCTGGCCGCGCTTTTCCAGCTCCGGTGGGCGACAAGCTAACGATCACGCGCGACCAGCCGCGCGGCCTCTCACGCATGCTGTTCACCGAGAACGACATCGTCCGCGATTCCCTGGAGATCGACTACGCCCTTTCCGACGAGGCCTGGGCAGACGGAATGATCGGCGAGTACGTCGACCAGACGACATGGCGCCTGGCAGAGGTGTCGTCGGCGCCCGACGGCGTGCAGTTGCTGAAGCCAGCCCGCGTCCAACTGGAAGGCATCGTCGACCGCAAGCAGGCCACCGGCGCGATCCGGTTCATGGCCGCCGAGAGCCAGTACCGCCGCATCACGGTATCGTGGATCGCGCGCCTGGAGGGCCGCCTGCTCAAGCGCGGAGACCTCGTGAAGATCACCGCCGAGGAGCCGGAGACCTGGGGGCAGTCCTGCGAGGTGGTCGGCGTCGCGGCGAACGGGGTGACGCTGACGCTCGACCCCGCCCCGGTGTGGGAGGCCGGTACCCGACACTACGTCGAGATCCGGCGCCGCGACGCGCGTCCGTGGGGGCCCGCCCGGGTCAATCGCGGGCGCAACGACGCCGAGGTCATCGTAGACCCGATGGGCGATCCGGCGGGTTTGACCGAGGCACTGGCCCGCACGCCGACGCAGGAGCGCCCCTGGCTGGCGTTCTCACCCGGGCAGCCCCGCACGTTCAGCGTGCTCATCACCGAGGGCGATCCCGATCAGGACGGCGAGCACATCCACCTCACCGGGGTGATCGACGCGCCGGAGGTCTACACCACCACCGAGGAGGGTGTGCCGCCGCTCCTGCAGGTGCCGGACCTGTTCTCGTCGGCGATGCCGGTCATCCTGGGGCTCAGCGCGCAGGCAAGCCAGCGGCAGCTCACCATCATCGTTACGGCCGGCTGGCAGGCGGCCAAGAACGCGGTCTCCTACATCGCTGACATCTCCTACGACGCGGGCAACGAGTGGGTTCGAGCCTACGAGGGGGATCGCACGACCTTCGGGGCAGTGGTGGGCGGCTCTGATCAAATGCGGGTTCGGGTGGCCGGCGTGACGCCGTCAGGCGCGCGCGGAGCGTTTTACGTCGTACCCGTGGAAGTTCCTGACATCGTCGTTCAGAGCGACCTGATCGAGGGCCTGAACGACCTGTTCGCCGAGGTGGAACAGAATTTCCGCGATCTCGGCGTGCTGGTGGACGGGCTGAAGGCGCAGGCCCAACAGGTCATCGACGACGCGATCCGCCAGGGCGAGAGCCAACAGCGGCAGCTCGCCGCCGCCGTGTCCCGCCTGCGCGACGAGGTGCGGGAGATCGCGGAAGCCGCGGCCACCGTCGAGGGCAACAATTACGAAAACCGGCAGCTCCTCAAGGTCTCCCTGGAGGGGCGGGTACAGGACGCGTTCGCGGCGATTCTCCACGAGTCCGAACTGCGCATCAGTGCGACCGAGGCTCTGGCGAAGACCACCGACACCCTGGCGGTCCGCCTCGGCACGTCGGAAGCCGCGATCTCGACGGAGCGGCAGGCCCGCATCGACGCGGATGGCGTCCAGGCCGGGCAGATCACCACGGCCTATTCCCGGCTCGACAGCGCGGACCTGAAGATCTCGGGGCAGGCCTCGGCGCAACAGGGGCTGATGACCCGCGTCTCGACGGCGGAAGGCAGTCTCACCTCCCTGTCGCAGTCCTACACCACGCTCAACAGCGCGGTCACGGATTCACGCACCGGGTTGGTGGCGAACGCCAACGCCCTGTCGCAGCTCACCACCCGCACCTCCGTCATCGAGTCCGATACGGGCAACCTCAACCGAACGGTCAACAATCAGGCGCAGGCGCTGACCGCGTTGAGCAGCGCGGTCTCCGATCCGGGCACGGGCCTGATTGCGACCTCGACCGCCGTCAGCTCCCTGTCCACGAGCGTCACCGTCGTCAAAGGCGAAGTCGCGAACCTCGGCACGGTGGTCAACAATCAGGCGCAGTCCATCGTCGGTCTCAACAGCGCCATCAACGATCCGTCGCGGGGCCTGAGCGCCAGCGCCAACGCCATCACCTCGCTCTCGACCTCCGTCACGGTGATCCAGAGCGACACGGCCAACCTCAATCAGGTGGTCGGAGCGCAGGCGACGGCCCTGACCAGCCTGAGCAGTCAGGTGGGTGGCAACACGTCCTCGATCTCCGTCCTGACCCAGACCTCAAACGGGTTGTCCGCCCGGTTCAGCGTGCTCGGCAACATCAACGGCCAGACCGGCGGCTTCCAGATGTTCGGTGTCGCCAAGAACGACGGCACCGTGGCCTACAACCTCGAAGTGCTCGGCGGCCTCATCGTCACGGGCTCGATCACCGGTCGCTCGTTAGCCGCGCAGAGCATCATCTCGGCCTCGGCGCAGATCGACAGCCTGATCGTCGGCAACCTCCAGATCGCCGACGGGGCGGTGACGCAGTGCGTCAGCGCGTACTCGGACGGGAATGTCGCTCAAGTCCAGATCACCGTCCGGCGACCGTCTTCGAACGTTCAGGTGGAGGCCTACTTCAAAGGCAATTCGGCACAGGGCACGAACCAAGGGCCGGGTGCCCTGTTCATCCAGCGAAACGGCACGGTGCTCAACCAGACCAACGCATCCTTCGCGCTCTACAAGCCCGACAGCGGCAACCTGCAATTCTACATCGGCCCCATGTCGGCGGCTGTCCGCGATGCTCCAGGCGCCGGCACCCACACCTACACCGCCACGCACAGCAACGGCGCCGGGCTCGGCGGCGTCACGATCATCGTCACGGAGTTGTCGAAATGAGCGGTGACGTCGTCGTGTACGAGGACAAGGCACCGGCGCCCTACCGTCAGGACCCGGAGCCGCAGCCCAGCCTCGAACAGGACCACGCGGCATCGGAGGCGTTCCAGTTCGACGAGCGCCTGTTCCTGACGGCGCCGTTCGTGCGCTACCGGCCGGACGGTACCATCTCGGGGTTCGGCGAGATGGGGTACGGCCACATCATGTCCGAGCGCATCCAGTCCGGTGGTATCCTCGTCGGGACCGGGATGCCGGATGCGCACTACGTCGACCGCGAGGCCGGGGCGATCCGCGAAAAGGCGCCATGCCCGGCCGTTCGCGACGGCTTGACCCTGTCCGGCCTGCCGGTGCCGTGCGTCATCGAGATCGGCCGGGCCACGGACGGCGCCCTCTCCGAAGCGCCGGCCCTGTACGACTGGAGCGAGCCGAGCCTGATCCTGGCGTTCGACCATCCCGGCGAGTGGACCGTGCGGGTGCTGTCGGCGCCGCACCTCACCGCGACGTTCACGGTGCGCGTCGATGGCTAAGAAGCCGAAGACCCTGCGCCACGTGAGTGACTACCGCGCCCTCCGCGCCGAGCACTACCCCATCACGGGCAACGCCCTGGATGCCATCGCTGAAGGCCTCCGTTCCTACCAGCGCGGCGAGCCGCTGACGGCCAAGACCATTGAATGGCTCGATGCCCGCGACGCCGTGAAGACCCGCTTCCGCAAGCCCTGATCCCGAACGGAATTTGAGCATGGCCACACCAACCGTCAGCGTGACGGCGGGCGCGACGTCCGTTGTCGGGACCGATCTCACCTTTCTGGCCTTCGCGGGCGATCTCCTCACCATCGACGGGCTGTCCGTGCCCATCGCGGGGTCCACCGACGCGACCCTGACCCTGCAATTCCCCTGGCCGGGCCAGACGCGGATCACCCCGAACTTCGCCATCTCGAACGTCGGGCCAGCGTGGAACAGCGGCGCCCAGACCTATCTCCGGGTCAATCAGCTCCTCGACCGGATCTCGGGTGGGTTGCCGTTCGCCCCCGGCGCCAACGGGCCGCTCTCCGGCCGTGCGGCCTATGACGCCCAGCCGACGAGCTTCGTCTACCTCGCCACCGATGGCGGTGTGTTCACCGCCTACATCAAGCGGTCGGGCACGGCGGGCGATTGGTCGCCGGGGGCGGCGATCCAAGGCGCGCCCGGCCCCACGGGCGCCACGGGGGCCGGCATCCAGGGGGCGACGGGGGCGACCGGCCCGGCGAACACCCTCACGGGCGGCTCGTTCTCGACCGGGCCGGTGGGCAGCATCACGATCACCGGCACGGCGCCGAACCAAGTCGTCAACATCGTGTCGCCGCCGGGCGCCACGGGAGCGACCGGCGGAACGGGTCCGACCGGGCCGGCAACGAACCTGTCCGCGCAGGCCAGCACCTTGCCGCCGGGCTCGCCCGCGACGGCGACCGCCTCCGGCCCGGCCGGGAATCAGCTCATCACCTTCGGCGTTCCGCAGGGGGCGACCGGCCCCACGGGCGCGGCCTCGACGGTGCCGGGTCCGACCGGCCCGACCGGGGCCACGGGCAACACGGGCGGAACCGGCCCAACAGGCGGACAGGGCGACACCGGCGCCACCGGTGCAACGGGGTCGACGGGCGGTCTCGGCCCGACCGGTGCGACGGGAGGCACGGGGCCGACCGGCCCGACAGGCGGGACCGGCCCCACGGGTCCGACCGGGGGCACGGGGTCCACAGGGGCCACGGGCGCCGCCTCGACCGTGCCGGGTCCCACGGGTCCGACCGGAGCGCCCGGTCGGGACGGCACCGGCGCCGGCACCGTGATCGGCCCTGCCACCAACACCGCCGGCAACTTCGCGGCCTTCAGCGGCACGGACGGCACGCACATCGTCGACAGCGGCGTGGGGCCGGCGTCCTTCGCCACGCCTGACGAAACCTTCGTCACCAACCTGATCTTCGGAGCCTGAGCCCATGGGCACGCCCATCAAGACGACGCCCCTGGCGCTCACCACGGCCAAGCAGACGGTGCTGGCCGGCATCGTCGGCGCGCAGATCGCCGTCACCGATCTCATCGTGGGGAACACCGGGGCCAGCGCCCGCACCGTGACGCTGCTGTTCTACAGCGCGGCGCTCGGCGCCGAGCTGCCCCTGCCGATGCCGCCGGCTCCGCTCGCGGCCGGAACCGGCGTCTACCGCCACCCCGGCAAGCTGTTTCTCCAGCCGGGCGACGAGATCCGTGCGCTGCTCGATGGCGCCGGCACGGTCACCGCCCTCGTCACCTTCGCCATCACGGGCGGGGCCTCGCCGCTCGCCGCCGGGTTCGTCCCGCGCGGGGCCTACGCGGCCGGTTCGACCTATGCCGTGAACGACGTCGTGTCGTTCGCAGGCGGCTCGTACGTCTCGGCGCAGAACGGCAACACCGGCAACGCCCCGGTGGCGAACGGGTCCTCGGCCTACTGGACACTGAACTCGGCGGCCGGTGCGACAGGACCCACCGGGGCGACCGGTCCGACCGGGCCAACTGGCGGCACGGGTGGAACCGGCGCGACGGGTGGCACGGGGCCGACCGGCGCCAACAGCACCGTGCCGGGTCCGACCGGCCCCACGGGCGCGGCCAGCACGGTGCCCGGTCCCACGGGGGCCACCGGCCCGACCGGGCCAACCGGCGGAACGGGGCCGACCGGGGCCGCCTCGACGGTGCCCGGTCCTACGGGGGCGACGGGAGCAACCGGAACCGCCTCGACCGTCCCCGGTCCCACCGGACCGACAGGCGCCACGGGTGGGACGGGCGCGACCGGGGCGACGGGTGCGACCGGAACACAGCTCACCGCCGCCTCGGCCAATGAGGTCCGCGCCGGCACCGACACGGCGAAGTATCCGCCACCCTCGGCGCTTGCGGGCTCGGCCGCGTTCCAGGCGCTCGCCGATGCCGCCACGATCGCGTGGAACATGGCGCAGGGCTACAACGCCAAGATCACCCTCGCCGGCAACCGGACGCTTGGCGTGCCCACCGGCATGATCGAGGGCCTGCCCTACGTGCTCCGGGTCGCTCAGGACACCACGGGCTCGCGCACGCTGTCCTACGCCTCGTGCTTCAGTATGGGGGCGGCCGGTGCTCCGACGCTCACCACGGCGGCCGGCAAGGAAGACGTCCTGACCTTCCTGTGCGTGGACGCCACGGCGGGCGCGCCGAAGTTCGACTTCGTCGGCATCGGGAAGGGGTACTGAGATGCACCCGTTTCCGGCAGCGATGATGATGCAGGGTATCGCATCGGGTTTTGCAAGTTACAGCACCACGTACACGGCTCCAGGTACACGGAGCGTTCCCGTCCCGGCAGGAGCTAAAACTGCTGTACTGGAAGGGATTGCCGCAGGCGGCGGCGGACGAAACGACGAGGTTGCGTTCTCTGGCGGTGGCGGCGGAGAGTATAGGCGCGCAACGGTAAGTGTTTCAGGCATTTCTACACTAACTCTTTTCGTGGACTCCGCAGGGCCGGGGCAACAAGGTAGTGGAACATCTATAAGTAATGGATCGACCACTCTTCTGCGGGCCAATCCAGGCGGCGTTTCCACCGGCGGCACTGCGACAGGGGGTGCCGGCGGCGTAGGAGATACAGGAGTCAGTGGCGAAAGCTCCCAAAACGGCGGCGCAGGCGGTGCGGCTGGAGGGCCAAATGGTGTTGGCGTCGCTCCTGCCGGCGGACGTGCGTTTCGAGATGATAGTGGCGCAGGCGGCAACAATTACGGCGGCGGCGGTCCAGCAAGCCTTTCGTGCAATACCCAAGGCGGTCAAGGCTGGGCTTGCATAACTTGGAGCTGATCATGATCTACGCCACCAAGATCGACGGAGCCTGGGTGCTGATCTACCCCGGCGTTCCGTTCGTGGACGCGACGGGTATCTCCCGGCCGGGCAACTGGCTGGAACTGGCCTTGGAAGAAGAGCGCGAGGCCGCCGGGGTCTACCGCGTACCGGAGCCCGACGCACCGCCGGCCGGAAAGGTCGAGACGGGCCGGGTCCCGGTCGGTGAGGATCGGCCGCGCTGGCAGGTGACCTATGCGGATGCCCCGCCGCCTCCGCCCGAACCCGTGCCGAGCGAGGTCGCGGACTGGCAGTTCGCCGGCCAAGCCGCCGCTGAGGGCATCATCACCCGCGACGAGGCCTTGGCATGGGCTGCGCGTGGTGCTGTGCCGAAGACGTTGGACGATGCGGTGGCTGCCGCCATCCCGGATGCGGACGCGCTGTTCGATGTCCGCATGCTTCTGGCCGGGGCGAAATCCTACTTGCGGACCAACCCGCTGGTGCCCTTGCTCGGGCAGGTGTTCGGCAAGGACGCGACCGGGCTGGATCAGTTCTGGCGCGACGCGGCGAAGCGGGGGGTCTGAGGATGTCCGTCTGCCTCTGCATGATCGTGAAGAACGAGGCGGCGGTGATCGCCCGCTGCCTCGCCTCCGTCCGGCCGCTCATCGACACGTGGGTGATCGTGGACACCGGCTCGACGGACGGGACGCAGGGCCTCGCCGCCGCGGTCCTGGCGGACCTGCCCGGCGCGGTGGTGGAGCGCCCGTGGGTGGACTTCGCCACGAACCGCAGCGAGGCTCTGGCGCTCGCGCGGGACCGGGCGGACTACACGCTGGTGATCGACGCCGACGACGTGCTGGAAATCGCCCCCGGCTTCGCCCTGCCGCCGCTCACGGCCGACGCCTACGATCTCGAAATCCGCCTCGGGACGGTGTGCTACCAGCGTCCGCAGATCTTCTCCAACCGCCTGCCCTGGCGCTATCGCGGGGTGCTCCACGAGTTCGCCGAGGCCGCGGGCGCCGGCCCGCGCGAAACCCTGCCGAGCGTCACCATGATCTGCGGCCAGGACGGCGCCCGCCGGCACGATCCGGCGACCTATGCCCGCGATGCGGCGGTGCTGTTCGAGGCCGTACAGACGGAGACCGATCCGTTCCTCGTCTCCCGGTACACGTTCTATCTCGCGCAGAGCTGGCGGGACGCGGGTGAGCTGCAAAAGGCCTTCGTGACCTATCTGGCCCGCACTGAAGGCGGCTTCTGGGATGAGGAGATTTACGTTTCCTGGCTCAACGCCGGCCGCATCCTGCAAAGGCTCGGTGCCCCAACCGCTTACATCGAGAAGATGTTCGAGAGCGCCATGGCGGTCTGCCCGCACAGAGCAGAGGCGATCCACGAACTGGCGCTCCACCTCCGCGCGCAGGACCGGTTCGCTGACGCCTACCGGGTCGCCAGCCTCGGCCGGCACCTGACGCTCCCGGCCGCCGGCCTGTTCGTCGAGCCCGACGCCTACCGCTACGCCCTCCTCGACGAGCTCGCCATCAGCGCGTGGTGGTCCGGCCACTTCCGCGAATCCCTGATCGCTTGCCTCGATCTCCTCGCCGAGGGCCGCGCCCCGGCCGAGCACCGCGGCCGCATCGTGGCCAACGCCCGGTTCGCCTTGGACCGCCTCGCGGCCTAAGCGCGCAAAACGTAGAAGATTCCGAGCACCGGGATCACAGCCCCAACACAAAAGATAGCGAGAGCAATGGCTGACAGCATCGGATTGACCTCCGGCGCAGAAGCGAAATGCTCCCCTCGGTCTTCGGGAATAGAAATCCCGAGAAGCGCTTTGGATGATCGGTATCAGATCTCCGGACCAGCGCCAATGTAATTCCGAAACAGCCAAGATCTGCGGAGATTATTATGGACCTGAGCGCCATTGGCGAAGCCGTGCTCATCGCCCGCGAGGGCCGCCGGCTAAAGGCCTACCGCGATTCGGTCGGCGTCTGGACCATCGGCATCGGCGTCACCACCGTCGAGGGCCGCCCCGTCACCGCCGGCATGGTGATCACCTCGGCCGAGTGTGACGCCCTGTTCGCCGTCACGGTGGCCCGCTACGTCGCGGCGGTGAACCGGGGCCTGAAGGTGCCGGTGCCGCAGCACGTGTTCGATGCCCTGGTGAGCGTCTGCTACAACATCGGCATCGGCACCGCGAACCCCAAGCCCGGACAGAACCCCGGGTTCCTCGGCTCCACCTTCCTCAAGCGCATCAACGCCGGGGATAGGGCCGGCGCCCGGGACGCGATCCTGATGTGGCGCAAGCCGCCGGAGATCGTCACCCGGCGCAAGGCCGAGGCCGAACAGTTCGTGACGCCCTACACCGTCGCTCTGCCGCGCGCGACGACGACGCAGAAGCCCATCGTGGTCGCGGCCCCGGTGATCGCCGTGCTTCACCCCGAGGTGGCGACGCCCGTCATCGCGCCCGTGGCGCCGTCCGTCACCGCGCGGCCGAACCTCCTGATGCGGTTCCTGCGCTGGATCGACGACACCTACGGCGACGGCGCCCACGTGCCGGCCAACGATGCAGGCCTGCCGACGCTCCGCGCGGCCTGATCCGAGTTCCCGAGCCCGGCCGGGTCCGCCGCGCACCCTGACACCTGAAAGCTCCCTCATGACCCGCACGCTCGTCGTGGCGCTGGCCCTTGCCGGTGCCCTCTCCAGCCATGCCTTCGCGGCCGAGGCCGTCACCACCGTCGCCATCCCGTGGGGCGAATACATCGTCTCCGGCGGGCAGCTCCTCTCCGCGATCCTCCTGCCCGTCCTCGTCGGCCTCGTGAGCCGCGCCGTGTATCAGGTCGCCCCGTGGGCGCGCCTGGTGCTGACGCAGGCCCGCCTCGAGCAGATGACCAAGGCGGTGACCGATTACGCCCTCAACGCCGTCGCGGGCGCGGCCAAGGGCCAGACCCTCACCATCCCGGTCGGCTCGGCCGTCATCGCCAAGGGCGTGCAGCGCGCCGTCGACGTGGTGCCCGCCAAGGTGCTGGCGGCGGCCGGCGGCGAAAAGGGCGTGGCCGAACTCATCTTCCGCACCCTGAAGCTCGAGGACGGCGCTAACGCCGCCAACACCCTGGCCCCGGCGCAGGCCGCCCTCGGCGGGAAGTAGGCGCACAGACGATGGACCCCACGGCCCTCGCTTCCCTCCTGAAGGACTACGGCCCGTGGGGTCTTCTAGCGCTCGCGCTGCTCACTATCCGCTTCCTGTTCAATGGGTGGCGGGATTGCATGACGGCCCGCATCGAGGAGCGGGGGGCGTCGGCGACAGCCTTGGAGCGTCAGGCGGCCAGCAACACGGCGGTGGCTGCGACGCTCGACGATGTTCGCGAGGGGCAGATCGAGATCGCGAAGCTCACGGCCGAAGCCCTGAAGCGCGTCGAGGGCAGCGACCGACTCACCGAATCGCATCTCGGCGACATCAAGAACCGCCTCGACGCCATTCACCGGGGAGGCTCGTGATGATCCTCGACGGCCTGCGCCGATGGGTGCGCCGGAAGGTGTGCCCGGCCTGCGACCATGACTGCGACCGTTTGGAGCGAGCGACGGCCCTGCACGCAATGTCCGTGGATGCCGTGAAGATCGCCCGGCGGAAGCAGGCGCGCCGTCTCAGCGACGTGCGGATCACCGTCGAGGCAACTCTGCGGCAGATGGATGAGCGCGAGAGCGCACGAGAGGGGAAGGTCCCGTGATCTACAACGATGATCGGCCGACACACATTCGCGGAATCATCTGGCTGACCATGGTCCTCGTGGGCGTGGGCTACATCATCATCAACGCGTTCGTGCCCAATTCCGACATGAACATCGCCGTCGGCGTTCTCCAGGCGTCGGCCGCCACCATGGTGGTCTACATCTACGGCCGCGACGCTTGGATCGCCCTGCGCACCTCGAACCCGAAGCGAACCGACTTTCTCATCGTGGGGATCGTCCTCGCCTGGCTGTCTACAGACGGGCAGGCGGTCCTCGCGGTGCTGTTCCGGCTCGCTGGCATGCCGGCCTGGTTCGTGAACTCGGAGATCTACGCACCGATCCGTCTGCTCTCGGTGGTGGCCGCCGTACTGCACGTGAGCGCCCCTGGGGCAGTGGACGGCCTCGTGCCCCGGCGCAATCGGATCGCCATGGGCGTAGGCCTGGGCGGCGCGGTGCTACTCGTCCTGACGCTTCTTTGGAGCCGGCCTGACGTGGGCCCGCTGCTCGAGCGCACCCGACCGTACATTTCGGACTTCTTCCAGACCGGGGCCAATCTACCGGCTGGAGCGCCGCCCGCATGACCCCGCACGACCCGCAGGATCTCTCGACCGTCTATGCCCTGATGGCGTTTCTGGTAGGGATGGTGGTGGGCGGAGTAGCGAGGCGGTAGGCCGGAACCGGCTGGCCGCTGAGCCGTTCACCCAGCATCTTCCCCCCGAGGAACCACCTTTGCCCGCCCGGCTCGCGCCGTGGCGGGTTTTTCGTTAAAGTGATGCACTGGCATCGCTCGGCAGCCCGGCCGTTCACCCTGCACCTTCCTCTAAGGATCACCTTCGCCTGCTCGAGGAAATCGGCTGCGGGCTCGTGCGATCTTGAGCCGCACCGAAGTTTCAGGCGCCCCTGGAAGAAACTATAGTCACTTTAATTTGTCTAAAATTTGGATCAGGATGGTCGACCGGCATGTATGGCAATAGCGGGCGCGAAACTCTTCTAACAATATTAGCAGAAATATTCCGAGCCCCAGGAACCGCTACCGTAAGGATCACATACCTGGCATCGATACTGAGTACAAACCGGACCATTTGGCTGCACACAATATTTAAAAATAGAACCAGGACTGTAGGATCCTCCCCCGCCACCAGGTGAAATGCAGCTCTTCGAAGAATGGGCGAGCTTTTTATATTTATAACTAACAAAATTTTCAGAAGCATTGGCCGGAACGATTGACACCGCAAGAAGAAAAGCAATAGCGCGCATGCGGGTCCCCTCTAACGAATTTCAGTTCATCGACCATATCGTGATTACACGATATTTCAATCTGAAATGGCCTTCATGATCTCGGGTGACCTGCTAAAGCCTAGGTATCGAAGGGCGCGGGTTACTCGCCGGGAGCGCTTACCCCTACGCCCCCGCTGCCCGCATCAATCGCCGCCGCACCTCGCCCGTCTTCTCCTCGGCCGTCCGCTTCACGCTATCAGTCCAGACCACCAAGACGATCAGGCGCAGGGCGATCTCATCCACGCCGAGCCCGGCCGCGAACGGTAGCAGGCGGCCCACGACGATATCGATCTCGCCCATCACCGCCCGAACAGCCAAATCGGCACGGCGCCGGACGGCCGGCCGACCTGTTCGCGCTGATATGTGGCGTTCTGCCACTTGATGTGCTCAGCCGTGACCTCGGTCACCATGGCGCTCCCCAGGACCAGGGCGCCGCAGAAGTCCACACGAACCGTCCCGGCCTCCGGATGAACACCCCAGAGGTTCAGGGTCGTCCATCCCAGATCGGCCGCCTGGTCCGCCCACCTGTCGAGGAAATCGAGGCCGATGGCTTGGGTGGCGCCCCAGGTCGCCATAGTGAAGCCGGGGCAGGGCACGACGCTCGGCCGAAGGTCGAGGAAGCCCTTGCGCCAGAGCTTCGGGTCGGCGGGGATGATCGTGAGTGCTGCCATCGGGGCGGCATAGGCGTGAGCGGGGCAGCGGGCTAGGGCGGCGGGGGCACAGGCCGTTACGCCCCTGTCGTTCCTTCGAAGGCCCGCCCCATGAAATCGGGCCGCGTCTCGATATCCTTCGGACCCGCGCCGCACGCCGAGCATCGCAGTCGCAATGCGATATCCGGCATGAGCGCGTCATCCGAAAACCTGTCGAACGGCAGAGTCGCTTCGTGCCCGCACCGGCATAGGACCATGATGCCCCGCGCCCCGTTTTGCCGAGAATTGGCGACGGTGGCCGGGGTGATCTCCCGCCCTTCGGCGTCGTAGGCCCGGCGGGGATTGCGCTTGTGACGCGGTACGGGCTCGCCCTGGCCGAGCGTCCAGATCGTGACGGGGCCGCGCTTGCTCGCCGCCACCACGTCAGCAAAGCCGTAATCACCAGGGCCATCAGGACCCACCCGAGAAACACTACGCCTATGGCGCGGAGGGCACGGCGGTGGCCAACCGTCACCGCACCGACCACCGCAGCCCCGACCGCGAAGCCGGCCGCCGCGACGGCAGACAACTGCCAGATCAAGGGCAACATCAACCGGAAGGGCGACCAGATCTATCACGTGCCCGGCTCACGGGACTACGAGAAGACCGTCATCGACACCGGGTCTGGTGAGCGAATGTTCTGCACGGAGGATGAGGCGAAGGCTGCCGGGTGGCGAGCCCCGAGGAGTTGAGGGCTCCTACTTCAGTTCCCCGCTAGGGCTGCACGAGGGCCTCGCTTGACGCTGAAATGCGTTTACAAGGTGCCGAAACGTTCTCTGGGCGTTCGACGGATGTTCGGCACTTTGCTGCAATGCTAGTGTATTGTTTTATCACGACAATTTGGCATAGATACAAAATCGCAGAGTTCGTCCTCCAGCGCCGGCAGGGCGCCGACATGGTGGACGCGGCCTTGCGCGTAGAGCATCGAGACCGGCTCGGCCCGCAGATACTTGCCACGGGTGGCGCGCACCGGGGTCACCGGGACCGAAGCGTCCACTTGGGCCAGCACGCTCGTCACCATCTCGCCGCCCTGGTTGACCTCGACCACGAGGCTGTCGGCGGCCAGCCGATGGTAGAGGGCGAGGGCCGCCGCCGCCCAGCTCTCGGGGGCCGCCCGCGCCAGGGTGGCGTCGGCGAGCACGTAGGCGTGGCCCGACGATGCGAGGCCGGCGGCGACGATCCCGCAGGCATCGGCACCGGCCTTCGAGGTGGCCGGCGGATCGACGGCGACGACGATGCGGCGCAGGTCTTCCGGTGCGCGGGGCCGGCGCCCGGCCTCCAGCCCGTCGCGGGTCCAGAGGGCGTCGGCCCGGTCCTCGATCATCTCGCCGTCGAGTTCCTGGCGCCCGAGGCGGGTGCCGGCGTAGCGCCCGACCACGGCGTCGAGG